GTCTAAAGGCAAGAGAACTGGAGAAGATGAAAAGGGAAACTTTTACAATGGGAGCAGGATATCCAACTGGGGCAACCGGGTCAATGTCCCCAATATATGGGGGTGAAGACAGGACTTGGACTGAAGAATATGATAATGAGACCCAACAGACCAGAAGAGGTATTTTATCCGGCCCATTGGATCTCCCAAGTAAGATGTATGGTTGGGGGGCAAGCCTGCTTAACTAACCACCAATCATTAATCCTTTCCAATAAGGACCTTCATAATCCCAACCATTTTGTTTTTTGGAAGGTGGATCATTTTCAAGTGGACTCTCCCACATGTACTTCAGTTTTTCCTTCAGCTTCTCCCCCCAAGCATCATAGTCAAACTGCTTAACAGTTTTCCCATTTCCAACTATCTCACAGGTAGGGCATGTTCCATTGACTACAGGACACCCTGTGATTCTCTTACAGACAACTTTATACTCTGTTGCATGTAGTTGCACCTGAAGTAATAATGGTGCGATACAGAGTGATATGAGGATGATTATGTTTTTCATGTTCTCTCCTTCTTTAATGTTTTTGCCAAATCTATCCCACCATGTTTCTTCAAAACTTTGTCAACTATTCTTACAGGAACATAAGGATAAATGGTTTTTGTATAATCTGATAAATGGTGATTGCATTCTTTAGAAGTCAATGGTGAATCATGGTACCTACATTCAGCATATGACTCAATTAATATTTCATGTTCAGAAGGGAAACCAATTTCAACAGCAGAATATCTTTTTGCTATTTTCTTAGGTGTTGAATAAAGGGAACCTCCCACTTGTACTGACATAGAAAACCCATCTGCACAAATAATTTTTGGCAGGATTGAAAAATTATGTGTGATGGGGTTCAAGTTATTTTGGATAAATTGGTTAATTTTCATGTTCTCTCCTTTTCCTTATCTCTGGATAACTTTTCCATTATTGCAACTTTTACCCAAGAGGTGATTGAAGGTCTTCCATGACCCTTTAATTCGATACGATTCAATTCAGCAACAACCGCATCATGTGTTTCCTGTTCAATAGGTATGTTTTTTCTCCAACTCATATTTACTCTCCTTATTTAATTGAGTTTAAGTAAAGTTCAAATGCTTCTTTTTCATTAAGTGAATTTAAAAGAATGTATCCTTTATTAACACAATGTTTGTGTACAGTTGTAACTTCTCCTTCAATTCTAAACAACTTCTCTTTTTGAGAATGAGGAATATTGAATTGTCGGATTTCATTATTATCATCTAAGAAAATACATTTTTTTAGTAGTTTCTTTAGTTCCCTTTTTTGAATGGCATTGTTGACAATTTCATTAAACAGGTGTTCATCATCCCATTCTTTATTAACTAAATAATCATCATCATCAAAAGTGATACCAGATTTTTTTATTCTCTCTTCAGACATATCTGCTTCACAACTATTTTTCCATGAGTATTTAGGCAGATTTTTTAAGAAGTTTTTAACAAAATCACTACTTCTGTTATCACCATTTAAAGCGACATAATTATCATATTTATTTTTCTTATTATCAAAATTGAGGTACGTTATTTCTAATGGACCTCCATATGCTCCATCATGTACATGTACAATTCTATTTTTAAGATGATAAATTTCTGCATCTATCCCAACTCCATCATGTCCATTGAAAGTTTGGAGATTCTTAACTGTGA